GTGGGCTGGGTAGTTGACCATAATCATGAAACCGGAGATGTGCGAGGGGTACTCTGTAGTACCTGTAATCTTATCTTGGGTCTAGTAAAAGATTCTCCTGAAAGATTGGAGATGCTGGCTCTTTATGTAAAACAACAACGAACAGTATCGGTAGAAACGGTGACAATATGAAACTCCATACAAATGTAACTCAGGCGAATGGTATTATCAGTTTGGTAATCCAACCCTCCTTTGTTGGAGATATGACTGATTCTATAGATAAACAACTCATCGCCGCCTTTGGCGACCCTCAAGTGAACATCGCGGGAAGCTTCACTGACCCCTCCGATTCCACTTTCACGTTTCAATTCCCCACTACAGAATTGTATGTAGGGGTAACAACTCAGCTTTCTTCGCAGATTGTACAGTTTATGCTGGCTCTTCCCTCGGGACCACCTAATCAACCGGCTCCCAATCAAGGGGCATTAGCCTGTATTACACCGAACCCGAGTCGTGCTGCGACAGTCTGGCAAACAGTGGTTGTCAATCGCATTACTTTGGCTATGCAAGCTTTGCGTTCTAAGACGTTGGTCCCAAGCATTCCAGACGTAACGGTCTAAGTTCGGAGAAAGAATATGGCATCGAGACTACTTGCCCGTCGTCAGCAAAAGAAAAAGGCGACCACTATTGTTTCTAAGCAAACACTTGAGCAAGCGGTGCAAGAAGCACAGGCATTAGTTGAGCAACTTATCAACAGCAATGCTCAGGACAGTCGTCTCGACCAGTTGCAGGAAGTTATCAGTTTTCTCGAAAGCGTTCTCAAGAAGTCCTCCCTGGAGATGCAGCAAGAGGGGGCATCAACGTTAGATGATTACTTGGACGACGCCATAATGCCAGAGATGGCACAGAAAATCAAACAGGAAGTGGACATGATTGCCAATATGAAAAACGCAAAAAGTGACCCAATCGCGGCTCCGGTAGCAACAATTGCTTCGGGAAGTGACAACTGGGTAAACGACCGGGAGGAGGACGGTAAGCCGAAGACCCCCGAAGTAGTTGAGGTTCCTCGTATGGCTGGTAATAAGAAGGCTGCTCCTGCCCCTGTGGCTCCAGCGGCTCCCGCTCCTGCTCCGGTGAAGAAGCCCAATGCTGATATCACCCAACTTTCCAGTGACACACTCGCCAAAATGCAGAAGGCTCTCGCTGGTTCTGAAGACCTTATGAACGACAAGGCTGCACAGGCTTTCATTGCAGCCATCGCAGAAGAACTCATGAATCGCCCGGTTGAAACTGAAGCTCCTGAAGTCCCGGCTCCAGCGGCTGCTGTTGCTCCAGCCCCGGTTGTTGCTGCTCTCGGGGGTCTCTATTTGGCTGCTGCGGAGGATGAAGATGAGGAATCAAAGACTGCGGCAACGCCTCCCGGCATCAGTGAAGAGTTGATGCATAAGCTGAAGAGTGAGTACCCCGGCGACAAGGAAAAGGCGTATGCTACGGCGTGGACGATTCACAATGACAAGTCGGCTGCTCTGAAGGTTCTTAATGCGGCTGCGAAAGCTGCAAGCGGACAGGGTGGTTCTTGGTTTGTTCAGAACGACGAAACATTCACTCTCGTTGAAGATGGTGGTCGGACTCCTGAGATTGCCGGGGCCCACGGTGAGCAGGACGACAAAACCGGCATCAAGCGTCCGGCCACCGAACTTCCTTCCAAGTTCGCGGTTGAAATGACAACGAACAAGGCAGTGAAGATGGTTGAGAGATTGGGTGACCAGCTTAAGGCTCTGTACCTCGAAGCCAAGCCGGTCACACAAGTGCTTGACTCTCGCCCTGTTCGTGAAGCTGTTGAGTCGGTCTACCGTGCATACGACATGATGGGCGAAGCAGCCAAAGTGTTGAACAAGCTCAACATGCAAGAAGAGTCTGAGGCGGCTGCTTTGGAAGTCAAGGACAAGAACAAAAAGGGTTCACTTTTAGATTCTCTTATTCTTGCGGGTGAAGAGTAATAAAATCTATGGCTTGGTTTGATTGTGGAGTTTACCTAATTCGGAACATGGTGAACGGGAAAGTTTATGTGGGGAGTTCAAACGTCCTATCCACTCGTTGGAAGCGCCACCTGTGGAATATTCGGGCGGGTACCCATCCAAATTTGAAGTTGACCAACGCCTTTAAGAAGTACGGTGAAACTGCTTTTGAGTTTGAAGTTATTGCTTACTGCCCCGAAACCGACCTTCTTTGGCAAGAGCAGTTGGCACTAGATGCTTTTCAGGCATTCAGACATGGGTACAACATGGCTTCCATCGCGGGAAGTCCAATGAGATGTCGAAAGCACTCTGACGCCACTAAAGAAAAGATGTCCGCCGACCGCAAGGGGATACCCAAACCCTTTGATTTTGGGTTGAAACTTAGTAAGGCCAGACAGGGTATAAAGATGCCTCCCGGTACGGGTGCAAGGGCGTGGGCAACTCGCCACCTCACTCTCATTAAGCCTGAAATTTCTCAAATGTACTCGAATAAACTCGCAGCATTCAATGCTTCGCCTGAAGGTAGGACGAAGGCTAGTGTGCGGAGTAGACGTAATTGGTGTAATGAGGCTTACCGCAATGCTCAGGTTGAAGCCATCAAGGCATCTGAATCTCGACCTGAGTTGAAGGAACAACGTCGCAACACAGCCAAGGCATTTAACAAAATGCGTACTCCAGAATTCAATGCTTGGTGTGCTAGAAAAAGAGCAGCTTCGTACATGGGACTTCCTTTCAATGAAGTAAAACCAGACATGTATTTATCAATTTCTTAACTATGAGTTAGTTCTTATAGTAACTACGCCGTTAGAAGCGGCACACACTACAGGAGGAAACAATGGCACAAGGTGGCTTAATAGCTAGGCCACGTTAAATCCCACCTAATTGACTTGGAAAGCTGAGATGCTGACAGGGCGGAACCCGAAAGGGACCGTGAACGACTAAACGGTAGGACACCCATTACAGGTGATGCGATAGTCTGCTCCTCATAGGAATTCAACTATGAGAGGCTGGCAGAATAGAAATGACCAGCCCCACCGCAAGGTGAGTAACAAACGAGGATATTTATCAACAGGGCACCTCGGCGCAAACAGAAAGCGTCATCTCATCCCGCTTTTGTAAATAACTGGAGCCGCATCGTAGAGATACGATGATGAAAACCTTCTCTAATTGACTCGAACGCTGAAATGCCAACGAGGCGGAAGTCGAAAGACACCGTGAACGACTAAACGAGAGGGCATCCTTCGGGATGATGCAATAGTCTGCTCTCATGGGAAGAGTAACCATGAGAGGTTGGCAGAAATGACCAACCCCCATCTTTTAGATGGGTAACAAAGGGCAAGATTTTCACCGATGTCGTTGACGTTGGTAAGTTCGTGAAGCTTGGCGTAACCTCGTCCTTCACACTATCTGAGACAAAGAACGTCGAAACCATTCGTGGCCTCGGCTATGGCGACCAAGTTGCCGAACTCGTGCCCGGTGTTACTGAGCCGATGACGCTCAACATCACCCGCACATGTTTGTACCTTGCCAATCTGCAACAGGTTCTCGGCTACAAGGCCGGTGTGTCTGGTGCCGTTCGCTCTCTCCGTCACCACAAGTGGCCGTTTGATATCAAGACTGAAATCGTCTTCTCGCAGCTTGCTTCCGAGGACCCGAACCTTGGTCAGGCTATCAAGGCTGACATTCCCAATGAGGGTGGCCTCAACAACACGGGCAACCCCGGACTGTATGCAGTCGCAACCGTTTACGAGGGCTGCTGGATGTCCAGTTACAACACTGGCTACGATATCGGCGCTGCGGCTGTCAACGAAGAATGCACCATCTCAGTCACTGACATCTTCGATGTTGCTGGCAGCGTCTATGGCGAGTTCATCGACAGCGGTATGAACAGCGGTGATACAACTGGTCGTTCGCTCCTCTACAGCATCAGCTAACTGGTTGAGCCCCCGGTGAGAATTGGGGGCTCTCCCTGAGAGGAATAGAATGCCACGCAACCCCCTTCCTAAAACCAAATCCCATAAAGTTGCGTTGGATGCTCTCCTTGAGATGTACAACGATGAGGACTATGCGACTCATCAGCATCACGCTGACCCCAGCTTTACTTCTCAAAATGGAAAAATGATGGAGAAGGGGACAGAGGTTGAACAGGGAGACCTGAAATCAATCCCCGGTAATCTGCTGGCTTCAAAGACAGCCTCCGCTGTTCTCCCCGATGGATACCAACCGAGCCCCAGCTTGACTGATGACATGTTCAAGTGGATTTGGAGCCCATCCACTGGTCCTGTCGTTTTCAACAACAAAACAAAAGAACAGCCTCACTATTTCAACCAGAGAAAGACTTGTGTCCACGCCGACGTTATCTATCTGAATCACTTGAAGTACGATGAGACCCCTTTGGGTTTCCTTGATGTCTACCCCGGCCGGAAAGCGTTCCGCGTCTGGGCAACTGGAGGCATCAGCAACAGTGCAGAGATATCCAATGCGATTGATGCCGTCGCCGAGGACTTCAGAGATATGTATGGTTTGAAGGACTGGACAATCGAAGTTCCGCCCAACTATGGGTATAAAGGCATCTATCAACAACCTAAAGTAGAGGACGAAGATGGCGACGAGGGGCTTACCCAGTTCGCTTCGGATGCGAAAATGACCGATAAGATTGCACATACTGCTTTTATGAAAGACCCCGACATCCAAATGCTGGCCGCTGCCGATAAAGTTTCTATGGATGATTTGTGGGCTCAGTACGGGGATGAGTACAGCAATCGTAGCGACACAAGCTCTAAGGCTTGTGTCGCGTGTGAATGTGGCGATTGCAGTGTTCACTCAGCCGGTACCATCAACGACCTCACCACGCAGGTGGTTCCCGGTGTGTCTGAACCCACCGTGGAAGACGCTACGTTCTTCAAGGAGAGCGAAGACGAATTCGAAGTGAGCCGCACAGCGACCGGAGAGGTTGTCGTTGCCGCTACTCAAACATACGGCATGGGTACGCCCGTTGGTGGGGTCTCGAACGAGCCACCTCCCTCAACTCAGCAACCACCACCCCCCGTTCAGGAAGTGCAGCCGACTCCTCTCACCACGGCTCCACCTCAACAGGTGCAGAACACACAGCCCCAGCAGCCGGTTCCACCTCCCACTACCCCTACAACTGCCCCGGCTCCAAATCAAACTCTGACCAACCAGCAACAGTTGCAACAGCAGTTGCTTGGTCAAACCGCCTCTCGGGTTAAGTTGAGACTCGCATGTGGTGTTGAAAAAGAATTTGCACCCGCCGTTGGTACCGTTGTGAAAGCCTGTACGGATGCCCTTGAACCATCTGGATATACAATTCGCACCGCTTCGCACAAGTTGTCCTCTGCTGGACATGGCGATTCTCTTGTTGTGACTGTGGAACGTCGGAAGTCTGGTGCCACAGTAGACCCCAAGGATGTTATCTCTCGTGTTAACGCCGCCATCAAGCCCGACTACTTCGTACAGAATTTCAAAACCGCTCTGGTTGACATTCACGAGAGCCCCACAAGTCTTCCACCTCGTGATGACATGCGTCGTCACATCGACCAGACAGAACAAGAGGAAGCCATGGAGGGCGTACACACGCCGACTCCAACCACCACTGCCCCGCCTCAACAGGTGCAACAGCCGGTACAGCAACTCCCGATGACCAACCAACAGAAGTTACAGCAACAGGCTCTCGCTTCCGATAAGAAAGCGTGGGTTGATGATGACGATGAGGACGACGATGGACCGGATGGTGCGTACGGAACGATGTACGGCAATCCGCTAGGCGGCACTGCTGCTGAAACTCCTCAAGACCGTTTGGAATATTTGAGGGGTGAACTTAAAGCCGAACGTATCAGTCAGGGTGAACTGATGGAGCTACAGAGTCTAGCCGACTACATTGAGCCCGGTGATGTTGAATTGCTGGAGGCGGCGGGAGTTCCTGAAGAAGGAATTGACAACACCGAGTATTGCGACGGGTGCCAAGAACCAATGATAATTCATGACCCTAGTGTTTGTGCTCCAGAGGGGCAATTCTACCACAAGCCCGGATGTAAACATTTTGGGATGAAATGGGACGACCGGCACGCACAATGGGTGAGAGACACAGCCCCTCCTAAGCCTAAACCAAAGAAGCGGTTTCGCACCACCGACAAGGATAAGGCGTGGTTGAAGGAACTTGGAATCAAGGTCAGCAAAATCGCCATTCAGGTTGAAGAAGGCGTGAACAAAGTGTGTCCAAACTGTCACGGACAGGAAGTAAAAAATGTGGAAGATTCAGCCCCGGAAGACGGCATCGTTGAGTGCGTCGATTGCGGATGCTTTTTTTCACTATGAAAAACAAACTACGTACCCCTTAATGTAGAGGGGATACGGAAATGCGTAAAGATGATAGCTTGATAGGTCAGAAATTTGGCCGACTGGTAGCGTTGGAACGAGTGGGCTCTATACAAAACGGACCGAGAAGTACATCAGCCCTGTGGCTATGTAAATGTGATTGTGGGAATTTTCTCAAAGTACGGGGGAGTTATCTGAAACGGGGACACACCAAGAGTTGCGGGTGTTTGGTAAAAGAGGGGAGACGCCCCAAGGTTGATGTAACTGGGCATAAGTTTGGATGGTTGTTAGCGTTGGAGCGTGTTGTAGTTGAACGGTCCTATGGTAGAAAAGAAGGACGGTGGCGGTGTGTTTGTGATTGTGGTAAAGAAATAGTTATACCCCATTCGCGGCTACTGACTGGTAACACCAAAAGTTGCGGGTGTAAAAGAGGACGACCGTTGGAATATGGGAGGGGGGCGAGGAATTCCATCCTTTCACGTTATAAGAAGAACGCGCAAATGGCAGGTCGAGAATGGCTTCTGACTGAAAAAATGTTTGATTCCTTGACCTCCGGTAGTTGCCACTACTGTGGTCAACTTCCCACAAACGTGCATTCAACCTACACCAGTTTTGGGGAGTTTCATTACAACGGCATCGACCGAAAAGATAGTAACTTGGGGTACACCCCCGATAATGTTGTCCCTTGTTGTAAGGAGTGTCAGAAAGCAAAGAGTAACACACCTTATTCCAAGTTTGTCGATTTCCTGTGTAGGGCAGGAAAATTTCAACTACAACTATCTACAGTAGAGAGTAAGTAATCTTATGGCATTCAAAAAAATTGCAAACGCCGAACTCAAAGAACCCTTTCTTAGCACTGTAGATTGGGACAAGATGTATGGCGTTCGCACATTCGGACATAAGACCGCTGCCTTTAATAAAATTGCATCTGACTCCAGTCGCTACTTGCTTAGTCACTGCACAATTATGGCGTCCGTCCAAACTGAAGAATCCCCGTTTGATTATCTCATCAAGCCCGAGTGCTCTCACCTCGTAAACAACAACGATGATGCTTGGACTAACGAAGTTCTCAAACTATCGCACCGTTCATTCGTAGGCGCTTTCAACTTTGTCGAGCACTTCCAAAACTCCAAGTACGCCAAGGGACACATCCTCGATGCTGTCCTCCGCAAGATTCAAATCGCAGGCCCGGAATGCTGGGTCTATTTCTGCGACATTCTTGTCGCTACGGACACCGCTCACGAGCAGTTGGTAAACGATATTCGTGAAGGCAAAGTTCGTTATCTCTCAATGGGTTGTGTAACTGACCTTGTTATCTGCTCCTTCTGTGGAGCCCACGTTACCGACCAGAGTACATATTGTAACCACCTCAATTTCAACAAGGGCACCTTCCTCGTGGATGACGACGGAATTTCTCGCCGTGTCGCCGAGCTATGCGGTCACAAGACGCTGCCCAACGGTGGTGTAAAGTTCGTGGAAGCGTCATGGGTGGGAACCCCGGCCTTCCCCGGTGCAGCGAAACGGTCAATCGTCGCAGACGAATGGGTCGGTCCCAAGACTCCCTACACTCGCAAAGCAGCCAGTACAGCGGTCTTTGCAAAAGCAGCTTCCTCACCAGCAACCGACATTGTTAACTCTTGGTTGGATGAGGATGGACGATGATAGTTTATCTCATCACGAATCGAATCAACGGGAAGGTATATGTGGGTAAAACCACGCTCTCGTTGGAACAGAGATGGAAGCAGCATCTGGATAACGCTAAGTATGGTCGTGAGTGTTATTTCTACAATGCCATTCGGAAGTATGGGTCGTCTGCGTTTGAGTTGCAAGTTGTAGCTCAAACCGAAACATCGGAAGACTTGGCTCAGTTAGAGATGCAGATTATTCAGCAATACCAATCCTTCAATCGCGATAAGGGATATAACTCAACCTTGGGCGGAGAAGGTGAAGTGCCCAATGCTGTTACCCGTTTAAAGATGAGTGAGGCTCGAAAGGTATGGCACGAAAACAATCAACATCCGTTTTTGGGCAAGCATCATTCTGAATCTTCAATAGCTAAATTGAAAAAGTCAAGGTCGAAATATACTGTAACGACCTCCCGATTGGGTATTCCTAGAAATACCCCACTGTCTGAAGAGACCAAGCGGAACATGAGCGAGGCGGCTAAAAGAAGGGGTTTCTGTCAAGACAATATTGAAAAAATGCGACACGCAAACCGAGGTAGGAAACGGGTATTCTCGGCTGAATCCCGACTCAAGATGAGTGAAGCCGCTAAGAGCCGTAAAAATAAACAAATATCTTCCACTATTATGGGGGCTTTTAATGGCTAACCAAGAAGAAGTAACAAAAAACAACGTAATCCGCAGTCATATCGGGCGAAGCTTTGATGCAAGAAGACGACCTTCGCGGGAGAAATGTACGCTAATGGCTAAGATGATTAAAGAATCGAACGTAGCAATGCGCCCTCTCATCGCAAAGATGAAGGCCAAGTTCGCAGAACTCGATGCACTAGACGGTGAGTTCAACGAACTCGACGCCGCAATGCCAGAAGGCGAGGGTGGTGCGAAGTTCGACCTCCTTTCTGAAAAGCGCGAAGAACTCGAAACCGAAATTCGCAATATGCGAGAGCGCGTCCAGCTTATCTCTGAATGGGAGAAGTTCAAGGGCGGCGAGTGGTCAGAGGACGTAAAGGCTGACCTCAATGCTCTCGACCAACAGTTTGCGGATATCGCTGACGGCGGTGCTGTAGGTGGCGACTTTGACGCCGGTCTGGCTGGATTAGACCCGCTGGCCTCCCCTGCTCTACCCCCCATTCCAGATGCCTCTCTGGCACCTGAAGCTCCAATTACCCCTGAAGCTCCTGTAACACCAGAAGCCACACCAGCCCTTGAGCCGTTGCCCGATGAGGCGTCCGTTGCTCCCCCGGCTGAACCCTTGGCTCCTGCCGTGGCTAGTAATGCCACAAAAAGTAGCAAAAAAATCAACTATGGCACCCAAGATAAGAAGGGCTCTGTAACCCAGACCTCTTCTACTTCGCAGAAAGGCGATACCCACATGGCAAATACAACCACCAAGCCCTCACTCAAGGAGAAGCTTGCCGAGGTTAAATCAAAGCGGGAGGCGATTTCGAAGGAAGCGAAAACCCGCGTAGCTTCCGCTTGGACTATCGCCAAGACGATGCTTCCTACGGCTCCGGCTGAAGTGCAGAAGGCATTTGCGGCCTCCCTCCTAAACAGTTCTACGAAGGTGCTCAAGGCAGCACTTCGTCAGACCGCTATCAATGCCCACTACACCAAGGTTGCTGAAACCTTCAAGGAAGTTCACAAGGTCGAATTGAATGACCTGTTGGAAGACCCCTCGATTCTCAAGGCCGAAAAGAAGGCCGTTGAGAGTGAAGTCAAGGGCGATGCCAAGAGTGCTACCTCCAAGAAGGCCGACGACCGCAAGGAAAGCGGACCTCAGGAAGGCACCTACGACGATGGTCGCAAGGGCTCTGAGCCGAAGGAGCTTGATGCTTCCAAGGCTGGTGAGCGTCCCGATGCTGGCGAGAAGCCGGGTCAGACACAGAACCTCTCCGAGGGCGACTCCAAGAAGGCCGCTTCTGCGAAGAAGGCTTGCTCTGGTGCGGACTGCAAGGGATGCCCGAATTGCAAGAAGGCTGCTGAGGGCGATGAGTTCCCACCGGCTGAAGGCGCGGCTCCTGTTGAAGGCGAAGCCCCAGTAGAAGCTCCTCCGACTCCCGAAGCGGCTGAAGCCCCTGCTGAACTTCCTCCTCCGACCGAGGGCAACCCCGAAGCGGAAGCTGGCGAGATTTTGACCGACGAAAAGAAGATGGTTGTCGAAGAGAAGATTGAGGAAGCTCAGGAAGCCATCAAGGCTCTTGAATCCGAAATCCTCGAAGAGGGTGCTGAGGAACTTGACCTCGCCAAGATTGACGGCGAAGGTGAAGGACTCGAAGGACTCGGCGAATTCGGCGAAGAACCTGCTCTCGAAGGCGAAGGTCTCGAAGGTGAGGGCGAAGAAATCGACCTCTCCAAGGTGTTCGATGAAGACGGTATGGACGAGAAGGCTGCTTCTCTCGCGAACGAAGGCGAAGAGAAGACCTCTGCTGAAGAGGATGACTTCTTTGCTCCTTCCGCTGCATCCTCACTCGAAGCGTCGATGGACGACGACGGCATGGGCGACATGCATAGCATGTTCTCCTTGCAGGGCTCCGATGGCGACCCACTTGCTTCCCTTATCGCCGGTCTCAAGACCGCCGAGCAGGTAGCTGGTATGGATGTTGTCGAATCCTTCAGTGAAGCTGCTGAACACTTCAAGCAGGAAGAAGCCACGAGCGATGACCGCGACACGGAGAACGACCACTCGGATACCCTGTGGGCGGAGACCATCAAGGGCATCACTCCCGAAGAACAGGGTGCCAAGCGCGTCAAGCAGGACAGCACCAATGAGCTTCAGGCTCCGAAGGCTGCTGCCAACACTTTGAAGAAGATTCGGCCTAACGCTGGGGCTTCTGACAAGACCGCCGCTGCCCGTGTTGATATCGGTGAAGCGTTCTTCAACGACGGCTTCGAAGACTAATCAGTCCTCAAGGTTGCGAACCGAAAAGCCCCCGGAAATCCGGGGGCTTTCGTTTTAGTCGAGGATGTCTTTCATGCAAGTGCTTTCACCCTCAGAGCATTCGTTGTTCGGGTCCGCATACGCAGTCTTCCACATATCGGATAACTGAATACGAAAGCTGGACTTTACTAAATCCTTCACAGCCTTGTTCTGGTTTTCGTTAACGTAGGCTGCATCGAGAATGGTTAGCACCTTACCGGCAAGCTTTTTCACTTGGTCTGCGGCGTTGCTGTAGGACAGGTTGCCCTCTGCCATATCAAGAGCATCACGACGGCGGACTTCCCATCCATCCGCTCCGGGACACCAGTTAGATTCAATGAGGCGAAATGTTTGAATGAACACTTGAATGGATTCAGTGTCTTCGTAGTGGAGAGCAACGACGGTTTTTACATCTTGCGCTT